GGTATCTCTTCTGCCAACTGGCTCTCGTGCATCTGTGCGCGGATGTCATCAAGCGTCATCAGACCCGCATTGAACTGCACAAGGCAGCGCTCAAGGCGGAGCTTCTTGACTTCTTCCGTCTCCTTCAAGCCTTTCTGCAAGCAATCTACATCGCTGAAATCGCAGTCAATGTACAAGCCTTTTTCTTCGAGACCGAGGAAACGTGTTACATCCTGACAGAATTGTTTAGCCATCGGAATGATGACTGAGGTATATACATCCTTCTGTGCGCCTATCTGGTTGTCGTAGGTTGATTTGTCCTTACGAGGCACAAGATCGGAAGGTATGCCGAACACACTTGCTACCTTGATAGCATCCTCAAGCGTCTCCTCGAATGGCTGCAACTCTGATATTGAGAGGTTGGTGCGTACAAACGAGATAGGCACATCTGTAATGCCGTAGGGCATCTTGTCCGCTCCAAGACCATAGTTGCGGTCAATCTCCTCTCGCAGTTCTTTCTTCTCCTTCGGTTCAAGAGCGATAGTACCCGTTTGGTCGCTCTTATTAGACACGATGAAGCCGAGACCGCCACGCTTTACGTAAATCACGTTACGAGCCTCGTACACTGCAATGAGGTTGGAAATAGGCTTGAGCACCGACATAAGACGGCTCTTTGCTTTGAGGAAGCCGTGTCCGAGAACGACACTTGGCAATCCGTCTCTATCGTGCCATATCTGATGTTGAGGAATTGTGAGCCCTGAATATGCGCCAAGGTCAAAGGTGTAGCCCTTGATAAGCTCCTCTTTGGTAGCAATACCGAACACCGGCACTCCGAAGCTGTATTGCACCGGAACGACCTGTACCAAATCGGCAGGCAGCTCCCAGTAGTTATCACACCATTGACAGATTAGCGCATCAGGTGTCAGTGTTTCGGGCATAGATGCTCGCATGAAGGCGTTGCCTGTTACGAGCTTGTTCACGAAATGCTGATAGACTATCTCTCGCCATGTCATCACCGGGTTCGGCTGCTGAAGAATTTGTGCCAAGTTTCGGCGATCACACCACACAATGCTATCGTCTTTGACGCGCTTGAGGTCATAATGTCCCTCGCTGATACGCTTGGCAATGTAGTCTATGGGCCAGAACACCTCGGGGACAGAGCGGAATAACTCCATGAAGTTCGTTCCGCAGACACGAGGCTGCACGAGACTGTCTATTTGGGCAAGTACCTGATTGTACCGCCATGCATCGGCAACGTGAGGCTCATCAGCAGTTGTGACGGTTGTCACCTCCGCTGACGTTGCAGATTTAGTTTTGAATAGTCTATCTAAAAAGTTCATACGTTGCTCTTTTTAGAGCAAAGAAAAATCAATTTAGATTTGCTTTTCCAAAATCACGAAAAAACCGATTTTACATTAGTTTGGCTTAGATATGCTAACTTACGTTATAATAGATAGTTAGACGGTCGTAGCACTTGAAAACGATTTTACAACAAACTGCACAAAGCCACTCAAAACGGCACTCGCCTCGATTGTGTCGTTATCCTTGTTATAGTCAAACAGATTGGTCATGAACTGACTGTACTCATCGTCATCGTCAATCTTTTGCTCGTTGAACAGTATGCTGTTGCGCACGAAGTCGGAAGTGGCAGCGATACGCCTATCAAGGTCTGCACTCTCTTGCATCACTCGCACACCACTGACACTCTTACGCAGCTCTCTAACAAAATCGAAGTATGATTGCGGACATTCGATTATGGTGCGCTCGCTTCCGATGTCAACGAGTACCTGCTTTATCTCCTCGGTTGATGAGGTCTCTCGGAACGCCACATCAAGTATATGCCATTTATCACCGCACTGCTTGCCGTGGACCATGACGAACTTACCTTTGACGTATGGCATGGTATAGACAACCTCGTTGGCATAGACACACTCAGTGTCCGGATTGTAGAAATGGATAGCCCCGTCTTTAGCATAGAGGTTGCGCTTACGGCGATTGCTGAACGATGAAAACTCCTCCTTGAGGACATCACACACAACATATCGGAACGTATCAGACAAGTGTCCGTGCTCCTCATAGGTCTGCATCGTGGTTTTGTTCTTGACCTTGGTCTTGAGGATAGCGCCGTTCACGTCTTTCTGCACACTCATGTAGTCCTCAATCGAAATCTTGCACTCCTCGCCAATGGTGATGTCTATGCCGGGGATAATGCCCTCGAATATCGCATTGATGAACTCGCCCGACATCGGCACACTCGGGTTGCGTTTGCCTACGCAGTCAACGACATCAACACCTTCTTTCTGCAATGTGTCAATGAACAAGTCAAGGAATGATCGCTTCTCCTCATCAATGGTATTGGCTGCTCGTGTTGAGGCATCGCCATGAAGATAGACCTTATCATCATAGCCGAGATTGTTGAGGTATTTAGCCACGAGCTTCGCGGTCTTGCGCACTGTGTTGTTTGGAGTTTCTCCCAGCGTTTCACCTATCTGCCAGATGTGAGTGCCATTGTCAGTGTGGACTTGCCAATATGATACGGATATGTATGGCAGCACGTTGTTATCGACGGATATGTGTATGGGTAGTGTGGTATCGTATGACGATGGCTTAGAGTGATTACCTCTATTGAACGAGCCGAAGAACTCGGAACCGGTGCGGATGATGCCCCACTCGCCGAGTGCATAGATGTTGTAATAGTCGGGGTCGGTAATGCGGTCTTGCTCGAATGTGGCAATACACTGCTCATCGTAATAGCCATACGTTCCATCCGGCGAACCGACAACCCAAAAGTTATTGAGGTAGGTAGTCTGTATGACAACAGTATCGGGAGCATGGTCTTCAATCTCGCCTGTGCGTGGATTGAGGATTTGCTTAACGTCATTCATACGGATAGACTTGACTCTCGTCAATTCTGCCGGCACTGCCTTACCTGCAAGCACTACGTCCATCGGTACTTCGTGCCACTTCTCTATGTCGAATACGTCTTTCTTAATCCAGTGTGTCTCTTTGATAGGGTTGAATGTTGTAATGATTTGCTGACCGACTTTACCGCGCAGACGTAGGCGCACTTGCTTGTAGTCCTCTTTCTCGAACTCTGACCACTCATCAAGCACGACACGCTTATAGTTACTTATACCCTTAATCTTTTCGGGGTCATCCAATCCGCCGAAGTCTATCTTTGCTCCGTTGCTCAAGCATCCTATCTGCTTGATGCCATCTTTGAACTTGAATAGGTTGTATATGCAAAGTTGCTTGGCTGCTACTTTGAAGTCCTCGTATATGGTCTTGTTGATGCTCGCACCGACCTTGCGCATTACAAGTGTATTCTCGCCATCGTAGAGCGTGAAGATGAGTATCAGCTGAGCGACACTATATGATTTGCCCGATGATGAACCACCGTACAAGATTATCCTACGAATTGCCGTGTCTTGGAGCAACTTCATAAGATGAAAGCCGAGAGGGTTGAGTTTCTTAAAGTTGATATTCATTAATTTTCAGGTTTCGGGCGTTTTCGTGTCATTTTGCTACTTTTCTCAGTATGCGACTATTGGGCAAAGTTTACAAAATGTCAGTTTTATCCTTGTATTACATTTTGTCAGTTTTCGTCATCGTCATATCCGATGCGCAATTCTCCGATTACGTTGCTCTTTGAGTTGAGGTTGATGTCCTTGGCTGATGCGTAACCGAGAACTTCTATCAGTCGCTTCTTGGCTGCATCCTTATCTACATCGGGAACCAATCGCCGACCGCGTTGCACGAACTTCAGGTACTTGCGAACGCTCTTGGGTATTTCGTGTAGGTAGCGCATTCGCCATTGATGCGTTTTCTCGTCCTCGATCCAGAGGTCTAAGGGGTCTAATCGCATGATTGACACGTCTTCGCTGATGATTTCTTCACGCGATATTGTGAGCAGTCGCGCTTGTTCTTCGCGTAGCTCCTCTATCCTTAGTGCTATCTTAGCCTCTTTTGCCAGCTTAGATGCATTCACATAATGGACTTCGACACGCGTCTCATTCTTGCAGTTATACGCCTTTCTGTACGCTTCAACGAGTATTCCTTTCGGGTTGTTGCCATACGCATCCACCACATATTGGCAGAAGGCTTCCTGTTGAGGCGTTAAGCCATATTTGTTCTTTACTCTTGCCATAGTAGTTTGTTATATTTAGTTTCGATGATATGTCGCAATTTGCGATATGTTGCGATAATTTGTTATTGCTTTTGCTCAAACGCTCTTGTTAGAATGAGGAGCAAGGTTGTCAGATAATGACAAATGGGTATTGTTATACTACTTTGTCTTTAACCCGCCCCTCAAAAAATTTCTGCCAAAGCTTGAAATTTGCCCCAAATAGGGGCTTGTGAGGCCTCTATTCGGGACGTTTTCGTTAGCGTGAGGTGCGCATTTTATCCTTAACATAGGGCGTTTGGAGCATTGACAAATGTACGCCGACATCCGCTGATGTGTATTGCAAAGGTAACGTATAAATCTTGTCATCAACACTTTGCGCCATATTATCGAATTCGACTCTTTTGTCAACCAACTCAATATCAAGCGTTTTATGCTTCCAGACGCAGCGCGCGAAATCAAAGGTTGACAGGGCGAGAGGATTGGCGATGTTGACAAGCTTGCGCTCTCCCATTAGGAACGCTTGAAACAATCCGTCACAGACATCACCGATGTAGGTGAAGTGGCGGATGTTGCCACCGAGATTAACGAGCTGCACTTTGTCTTGGGTCAATAAATACCAAAGAAGAGTACCCTGACGGGGATTTGGACCATAGACGTTGTGCAGTCGTACACCGATTGCGTTGGGGTTGTAGCATTGCGCATACTGCTCATCGAAATGCTTGCTGATGCCGTACATGGAAGTCGTGTTGTATGGGTTCGCCGTGGATGAGGAAGCATATACAAGGCGCACACCGGCATCTCGGCACGCATCGCACACCGTGATGAACGTGTCAATGTTGTCACGGCGTATCTGCTCAATGTTTTTGTTGAATACTGATGTCTGTGCTGCAAGGTGAAAAACGCTATCGACATCTTCCAAGTTCTTTGGATCGGCGAAGTAGTCAGCTACCTCAATGCCGTTTTTGCGGTCTATGCCTATGACTTCATAACCGCGTTCCTGCAAATAAACAACGAGAGCCTTACCTATAAAGCCCTCGCTACCTGTTACTATTAATTTTTTCATCGTTCATCTATTAAACAAGAAATTCTATAATCATCGTTGTCGTAATCAATCCCGCCCACATTGCATATTGCTCTGATTGCGCTTTGCAACATTCCGCCAAGAAATACTGTATGTGAGACGATTGTGAGCCATGATGTATATGGCGGTTCGCTGCCCTTTGTGACACAAATAATCACTTTTTCAGTGTCAATAGCGGGCATGGGTGTTGTTTTATGGCACTTACAGCACTCAAAATAAGAGTATGAGCTCTCATCAATCACCGCGCTCAGATTATTCGCATCATACGTGTGCTCTATCAGTTGACCACATCCGGAGCACCTGAATGAACGAACTTTTTCCCGTTTCGTGGCGCATTCTAAAAATTTAATCGCTTTCATCGTTTTTGAGTTCGTTATAATGATGAATTATCTTCTTGCGGTAGATTTCAGCGCAACGCCATTCGAGTTGGCATCCTCGGCTCTCGCTCCACCCTGACAAGAGGAAGATAGCATCGCAGCCCATCAGAGCTTCAATATCTCGCCCCATGTAGTAAGGGTATGGTTTGTCACCTTCGGAGCACACGTCAAATGGTGTTATGGCTTCGTGTCCGTACTTCTCGAGCTCGTGCTTACATTTGAGCGCACGAGTTTTGCACCGACTTATGTTGTGGCCGGTGATTGGTAGTGATATGTAAATTTTCATATGATTGGTTGTGGTTGTGACGAATTACGCAAACCGCGAAAGTGTACTCAAAATCGCCTTTTCCGTGCAAAAATTAACGATTTTCGTAATATTAGGGGCGTTTCCCGTTCTCAATTTAACGTTTTGCGTAATTTTAGGCGGTATTAGCGTATCTAAATTTTAAGGTAGGCAACTAAAAAGCGCGACTGACTTGTTATGGTCAATCGCGCTTTATCTTTTAAACTATAGACTTCTTAGAGAATATCTATTGTGAAATTCTTATCATCAACGACTTCAGACAAGCTCTTTCCATCGTCAAATCTAAAATCATTTATCAGGTCATTCGCAGTTGGATATATATCGCTTACACACTCTCCCGATTCAGTCTCAACTGAGCAACCGCTTGAATCGGCAATAAGGTTGAATATGCGATTGCGATATGTGATACATACGTCATAATACTGCACAGCAAACTGATAGTAAAGATACTCTCTATTTGCCGTTCTGTATCCGGTATTATGTGGATACTTTTTGAAACTGTCAGGTGGAAACTCCATGTTTTTCCACCTCCCTTTTTCGTCTTGTTCCATGTAATCGCTTCGATTATTCCACATAGCTATTTTTTTGTTTTATAAAATTCTTTTGCTCGTTGTAACAAAGCCAATCTTGGGTCATCATGAGCAATAGGGTCGGGCTCTTGAGCCGCTCCATTTTTCCAAAGATGAATATGTGGTTGCAACCCCTTATGATTGTTCGTATGGATTGCCCATTCTTTTTTGTGGTCTGAACCATACTTAGCTATTTCATTAATGCCAGTTCCATCCTTGTAAAATGTCATATACATTCGAGGAGCGCTATTGCTCTCTTCCGGGGACTTATTCTGACTTGTACCTGTCCATTCGACGATTTTGATTTCGCCATAAACAGGGTCAACATAAGTACCATGACTTACATATTGCTGTTCTTCTGCAGGTATGCTACCATTCGCAGATGCTGTTCCGTTACCGCCCATGGCTTCTTAGATTTATAATTCGTTCATTATGATAATAAATGCTTATCTCTGCCTTTTCTCCGGGTATGAAATTGCCATACCTAAGAATTGCCTTTGGCTTTAGCCTTTTCAGCGCCTCATTATAACCTTTAAGCCACAAGTATTTGCAGAAGCCGTAGCGAGAAACGCCCGTGCTGTTAATAGCAACTACAGAGTTGTCAGGAATGCCCTCAAAGCAATAATCGTAGCTATCAGGCAACGACCATGTGACATTTGGTATCACTTTTATGCCTTGAGATTGGAGTAATGCACCTATGAATTTACCGCGATAATTATTCCATATTCGTTGAGGATAAGGCATATCGGTAAATTGACTGAAGTCCGGTGCAATGACGCATTGGAAACGTGAAAGGCACTCATAGTACCGTTCCGGGAAGTTCCAAATGCGCTCGAATTGGTAATCATCAAGAAAGAAATGTACGCCTTGACTATGGTCCTTTGCAGTCAGAGCCTCATTAAAAGGCATAAGATTGTCAGGAATGATGTCACTCCGTTTTAGAATTGGCATCTCATAGCCATATGCAAAGGTAATAATTTTCTTTAGATGCAAATTATCTAATTGGGACTTTCTTGCTTGTGATGATTTGATGATGTGTGTAGCGTGGCCCCCTTTCATCATTTTTTTAGTTTTTGTCGTTTACTTGTTTTTGTCGCTTGCAACAACCACGAGCTCCGTTCCATCGGGGTATTTCAACGCCGATTTGAACAACTTTGCACAGCGTCTTGGTGTCGTACACCAACGCTTATGCCACTCGTCAAACAACAGGCAGTGACCTAACTCTCCACCATTGTTGATTGTAGTTGTGCCATTGTTGAAAGCCGGGCAACATCCACAGCTGCCCGGCTCATCGTAGAATTTGAATCCGTGTATTTTGACCATTACAGTTTCGCAAAATCTTTGTTGAGTTCCTCTAAAAGTTTCTCATGCTGCTCAATCATGTTGTCTATGATGTGCAAGTATTCGTCTTTTGGAATGTACATACAGAGAAGTTGTAGTGCTGAGCTTAAATCAGCCCTCACCAAATAAGACGAGGCTATTTCACTTCCTTCAAAAGTTTTGCACTCGTAGCTTTTGTCAATAGCACTTCGCAAACCGTTGAGGTTGTTAAGGCGAACATCGCAGTCATGTATTGCTCCGGCTAACTCCTTGGCTATTCTTAATGTTTCGTAGTCCATAGCCTTATCTGTTGTCGCCTGAGCCGTGGAGCATACCTCGCTGCTGACGGCTGCGCAGTTTGTCAATGTTTATCTGTGCGATGGTTTCGAGGTCGTAGTCAAGGTCTCGTGCGAGGGTTGCACAGTACCATAGCACATCACCAATCTCTTTGGCGATTTCTGCTTTTCTCTCGGGGGTGAACACTCCGTCGTTGTCGCGGAGCACTTTCTTCACCTTGTCGGCAACTTCACCGGCTTCACCAGTCAGACCAAGCGAGGGGTAGATGATGCGCTGCTCGTCAGGGTAAATGGCGGTTGTTAGTG